CGAGGGGAGACAACAGCAGTATGTCACAAGGACTGCCCTGCTGGTGAGGATACACGATACAGATTGTATCTTACTAAGCCAGCCTCTTCACCCAACGTGGTGTTAGGGTACTGTCACAACTGCAACGAGTCAGGTGTACTGCGTGATACAAACGACACACCGTACCGTGACTTCGGTTCTATGCTTGCCCCACCGAGAACGAGCAAGCGAATAACATTCGACATACCACCCAATATGGTAGTGTGTGGTGATCGTTGGCCGAGTGCTGCTCATGCTTGGAGGATCAAGAAGAAGATGACTAAGCGGGTATGTTGTGAGGCTAAGATACAGTATGACCCAGCTTCACATCGGGTGTACTTACCTACATGGCAGTACATTGACCCGCTACCTAGAAACCTCATTGGCTACCAGTTGAGGCAGCTAGACGGGGCAGCCCCTAAGTATCTAACAGCACAAGAAGAACAGGACACCATCCTATACACAGTGATGCGTCCGTTCCCAGAACGGTGCAAGCATTACATACTGGTAGAGGACTTGGCTAGCGGCTTTGCCATAACAGAGGCTATCTATAGCGCACCTATTGATTCATCACACCTCGGTGTGCTTGTCAACTACGGTGTCAAGACTAAGGTGGAAGCACTGAACGATTGCCCTGACATGCACATGGGGTTAGTGTGGCTAGACAACGACGGTGACCACATCTTAGATCAATCACACAGCATAGCTAAGACATGGCACTTGGTATCAGGCGTGGATGTACGGCAGAACATAACGGACTGTGATCCTAAGCTGTACCAACCCGGTATGATACTCAAGACAATAACAGGAGCGGGATTATGATAGACAACATCGACCTTGACGTACTCAAGATACTCACTACGAGAGACGGGTATGACGCATACGGCAAGGTAGTACACAAGGGACTATGCACTAAGGAGTCTTGGACATTGGTGCAAGATTTCGGGAAATATTATGAGCAGTACCCACAATCAACGGAGGTAGATCGTGACTTCATCATGTGGTTCAGAGTACATGGACACCCCGGTTGGAAGCCGGAAGCACACAAGGCATACGAGTCGATTGTTTATAACGTCCTTGCGCGACCAACCCCTGATAGGCAGGTATTCACGGATCAACTGGAGAGTCTTCGATTCGGCTCGGAGCTTGAACGACAAGGGCGTAGGTTGGAGGAAGGCAGTGCGAACCCTAGCGAGATTATCACTGCCCTTGAGTCACACTGTGACAACCGTGATACAAGCAAATGCGGGTCTCAAATGCTCACCCTCGACGATCTCGCTCAGCATCAGCGCAGTGACGACGGACTCTACTGGAGGCTCGAAGATCTCAACAAAGCCATTGGGCCTGTGCGAACAGGTGACGTTACCATTGTTGGCAAACGTCCCGAAGTAGGAGGTACGTCATTCCTCTGTTCAGAAATGAGTCACATGCTCGAGCAGTTACCTAAGGGGGGCAAGGCAGTGTTCTTTAACAACGAGGAAGCACCGGACAAGGTGTTCACTCGTATGATCAGTGCTGCACTAGACGTAGACTACCGAGCTATGATGGCAGCCCCTGCCTTACATCAGCAGAAGTATGAGAAGTGGCTAGATGGTAGGAAGTGGGACTTGATACACGACACCAACATGGACATCACTAAGATTAAGCAAGCCTTGAAGAGGGAGAAGTATGACATCATTGGTATCAACGTGCTCCTCAAAGTTGGAGGCACAGGCAAGAAGGAAGACCATGATAAGTTCGAAGCTCTCGGTACTGAGCTGCGCAGAGTTTCACAGGAGTACGGCCCAGTTTTGGCAATTGTGCAGGCAGACCCAAGCGCTGAAGGGATGCAGTATATCCCTCAAGATCGTATCTACAAGAGCAAGACCGCACTACAGGGGGAAGCCGACATACTAATCATGATAGGCATGGACAACAATGCACCGACAGACAAGAGGTACATACATGTGGCTAAGAACAAGATACCACCAGCCCCATGCTGTGACCTGACACTCAAGCACATACGTACTGAGTGTGACTTCGACGTAGGCACTGGCAGGTTCATGTCATCACAGTTTCCGGGGAGTAACAGCAGATGTACGAAATAGTAATCGACCTAGAGACAACAGTTAAAGGCCCGAACAAGAGTCCAGAGGCTCAGTATGATGACAACTACGTTGTCCTATATGGGTGGAAGGAGTGTGGTGATGATATTAAGACATCCCGAAGTGGTGCTGACCTGTTCGATGCTATCGAGACAGCATACACTAGGGGACGTATACCTAAGATCATTGGACACAACCTCAAGTTTGACCTCAAGTACCTGATGAAGGAGCGACCTGACCTACTGTGGGAGAAGTTCGAATACCACTGCACCATGTACACTGAGTACAGACAGAGCGGTCACCTGCTCAGGTTCTCTAGCTTAGAGGCCTCATGTGCTAAGCATGGTATACCTTTTGCTAAAGGACTCGACCTAGCGGCTCTCATTGCGGCTGACGTAGAGATAGAGGACATACCTTTATCTGATCTGGAGCCTTATTTGATAGATGATGTAGACAGTACGTTCAGATTGCACCATCAGCAGATCAACCACCCTGACTACATAGAGTACGACCAGCTACATGTGGCTGCCTTAGCAGACATGGAACTGCTCGGTCTACCGTTGGATGTACACAAGGCGGAAGAGACACTCGAAGATATGTACATTGAGCTGGACAGTGCCGAAGCTGAGCTATGGGCACTCACTGTTGATAAGCTAGGGTGGGACGATGGTTCATCCCTCTTGTCTACCCATCTTAAGTTCACATCAGCACGTACTGTCAGCTACCTACTGACAGGTGAGCCAGCAGCAGGACTGACCAAGAGGGTGCGTAAGAACATAGCGTACCATCCGGGCAGGGAGTGCTTGCTGTCACCAACTGAGATCAAGAAGGTGTGGGGTGACACAGAACCTACGCACTTAGGCTACCCGATGTCGAAGAAAGAGATAGCGGAGCTAGAGAAGATAGGGTCATGCAAGAAGTACATGACAGCACTGCTTGAGTACCGCAAGTTCAACAAGTTGATAGGCACATACATAGGGCCGTTCCTTGAGCAAGCAAAGGTACAACCTACCATCCACCCTAAGATGAACATGTGTACTACAGGTACAGGGAGGCTGAGTAGCTCTGCACCAAATGGGCAGAATATGCCAGAAATAATACGCAACATGTTTAGATCTGATAACTGTTGGTTCCATGAGATAGACTTCAAGCAACTGGAGGTGGTAGCCCTAGCTCACCTGAGTCGTGATCAGGTGCTACTGAATGACATACAGAGTGGACAGGACATACACTACAACACTGGCAAGCATGTCATGGGCTGGCGTACTAAGGCAGACATGACGGACAAGGAACGTAAGCTGGTGAAGAACAGCATACAGACAGGGCAACCACAGGCACTGATCAAGAAGTTGATTGATGCCTTCTACGCTAGGTACACTAGGGTGAAGGAGTGGCAAGAAGAGTTCTATACGATGGTCACTGGCAACATGCAACCGGCAGGGTTCAAGGATGGTGAGGCACTGTTCGACTCACTAGTTGTAGATCCTACAAGTAAGAGGAAGTTCTACTTCAAGGAGAGTGTGTCACCTAACTGGCTAGCACGTAGGTCAGGGCGGAGCTTTAGCTTCAAGCCTACCGAGACTAAGAACTACCCGGTGCAAGGGTACGCTGGTGGTGACATTGTAATGACAGCACTAGCCCTGCTATGGCAGGTAGTCAGACCCATGAAGGACACAGACATACGAATGACAGTACACGATAGTATATTGGTAGATACAGACCTGAGTGATTCAGTCTTGGCAGCTATGATGAAAGTAGTTTGCATAGATGTTGAGCAACGATACGGTCTACCATTCAACCTTGACTTCGACGTAACGTCGGGTCATTACTGGCAGTAAAGAGGAAACAAAGATGACAGATGTAGTAGGAGTGATTGATAGTATTTACACCAAGGATGTGACTACTAAGTTCGGAACGAAAGAAGTGTACCATGCCATGATCAATGGGCAGGACATCAACCTCGGATTCAAGTGTGCCTACGTAGTAGGCGAGTCCGTTACATTACCAGTGGAGCACAAGTATGGATCATTGCAGCTCATTCAAGGTGGGAACGGTGCAGCCCCAGCAGCTACAGGGATTAAGGCAGCTCCTGTTCAAGCTCAGGCCACTGCGCCGCAGCAAGCTGCAACTGAGTTTCCTGTCGCCCAAGGAACCAGAGGTATCACAATCGCTAGGCAAAACAGCGGTGGACATGCTGCTACAATCGTAGCTGCCCTGATAGCACAGGGTAAGATCACCACACCAGAGGCAGCACTTGATGAGTTCATGGAGCTAGCATACGAAATAGCTGACTTCGCCACGGGACACCGTGAGATCAAGATGGCACTAGATCAGGACTCCGATGAGTAAGATCATTGACACGGTAGCAACTGACATCTATATGGTGTTGGATGCTAGTCAAGATCACGAACCAGACGGTCAGCTTGCTGCCGACTACGCTATGCGTATCGGTGGTGAGATGGCTAAGGCTACCCTCAAGCGGGATAAACCCCGTGAGAGGGGCAAGCTATGGGCTAGTGATCTAGGCAAGTCATGCTTACGTAAGCACTGGTACAACTTCAACATGCCTGAGAAGCAAGCACCTCTACTTGGACACACCAAGTTCAAGTTCCTGTATGGTAACATACTGGAGGAGGCTGTACTCTACATGGCAGAGGAGGCAGGTCACACAGTGACCGACCAACAGGCTAGAGTAGAGTACCAACTCTTTAGGAGTGGTGACCAGCAGGACTGGCTGATCTCAGGCAGGATAGATGGTGTTGTTGATGGTGTCCTGATGGATGTCAAGACCACATCTAGCTACGGGTTCACTAGGTACAAGCAAGGTATCAATCACCAGAACGATTCGTTCGGGTACTTGTGGCAGCTAGGGTTCTACTCAGCATACGGTGGGTTCGGTAATGCAGAACAAGGGTTCATCTGGATAGACAAACAGAACGGACACATCGCTTACACTGAGTGTGACGTACCTACTGTTGTTGACATCGAGAGCCGTGCTCATGCTATCATCGAGGCTATTGAGACAGAGGATGAGTGTGATGTAGTCAAGGGATACACTGATGAGCCGTATGGCAAGAGTGGTAACATGTGCTTACCTATTGCATGTGCTTACTGTGATTTCAAGAAGCAATGCTGGCCGGGACTACGCACCTTTGCGTACAGTCACAAGCCAGTCGATCTAACTGTAGTACACAGAGAGCCGAAGGCTCCGGAGATAACGTAATGCAATTACATGAAGTAAGACAGAGACAGGGAGTCAAGGTACGTCTGATCCCCGACCCGGAAGAAAAGGGAACTATGCACCCACCTTGTCACCGGGACTTCGTTGACAGTGAGGTACTCACCTTCTCTCACATAGATGGTATGTACTCACTATGTTATGACGAAGGTGGTAACATAGTACACCTCGTAGCTTGGGCAGAGGTAGAGGTAGTAGAGTAATGGCTTTCGGACTGCCTCACTCGCTGGACAGACACACACCAGCCAGCAAGGAGCAGGTAGGTGGTAATCACTATGCCTCATGCAAGATACAACCCTCGGAGTTCATATACAAGAACGGCTTGTCGTGGCTTGAGGGCAACGCTATCAAGTACATCTGTCGTCACCACATTAAGGGTGGTGAGCAGGACATTGACAAGGCTATCCACTACCTGAACCTCCTAAAGGAATGGGAATATGGCGAGGCGTAGGGGCGTAACTAAGAAAGGCCACCGATCTAAGTTCGAGGATCGGTTGGCCGATGAGCTAGATGAGAAGGGGATCAAGTATGAATACGAACAGTACTCTTACCTGTATGAAGAACCCTTGCGTAAGAATCTCGCTAAGTGCTCAGACTGTGGTTCTCATGCCTTGGTACGAGAAGGCTGGTACACACCGGACTGGTTCTTGGCGAACGGCGTTATCGTTGAAAGTAAGGGGCGTTTCACCGCCGCCGATAGGCGCAAGATGGTTGCAGTGGCAGCAGCTCACCCCGACCTTGACGTTAAGATGCTCTTCATGAGGGACAACAAGATACATAAGAACAGCACGACGACCTACACCATGTGGTGTGAGGCGAATGGATTCGACTACTCAGTAGGCGAATGGAAAGAGGAATGGCTACAATGAGTAAACCTAAAGGATGGCGGAAGGCAAGTAAGAAGTTCTTGCAACCACCTAACAGCGACTGCATGGCAGCCGTAGGCTGGACAGTATCGCTTGAGTATTGGGAACAGAAAGAGAAGGGTACTTGGGAGGCTTGCGCACATGGTGAAATGAGTCAGACTGAGGAAGCAAGGAACCACTAC